TAAGGAGAAAATCATGTCTGATATTAAATCAGCCCTGCACGCCGCTTTGTTTCGCCCACCTGTGGCCGCAGTGCTCAATCAAACACTAAAAGAATGGGATGAGGAGGGAGAGAAACACTTCCCTATCAACAATCCCTCTGTACCAACACCTATGCCCACACCAGTTCAAACCAAAACGGGCGGCAAAACTAAAAACAATGTCATGCGTGAAACCTTTGCGTTTATAAAAACCTACCCCGGTTTAAAAAGCATAGAAATTGCTGAGCGCATGGAAAGAAAAGGATTTAAAAGCAAGTCCACTACCTCTATAGCATCCCAACTTGTGCGCGAGGGTCAGGCCAAACGCGTTGATGGGCGTTACTACATTATTGTCGACGAGTACAGCCCAATCAAACAGACCTCTACATCAAAAATAACCCAACTGCGCAAGCGCGTGGAGGAATTGAAAGAGGTAGCCAAGAGCAGGGGCATCGCTGACCTACCCGTACAGGCACCTGCCCAAGGTCTAGCTGCCTTGGCCGCAGCCCCTGCCCATACTGAGCCCACTGCCCAAGAACCCCCCAAGGCCAAGCGGTTCGCCATGCTCACTATGCCGCAGACACCAGAGCAGATCGTCAAGGGTATGACCGCCTACCAAGCGCGGGAGTTGTACGATCACCTGAAGAAACTGTTCGGAGGCTGATATGGACGATGCATACAGACTTATTAAAGAGCTAGTAATCACCGCCGTTATTGTCATCGGCGTTCTGTGGGTGTTAGCCATTTGTTTTTGGATGTACCCAAGTATGACCGAGGTGCGGCAGATGGACTGCGCGATGGCAGAGTTTTCACCCGATATGTCGTTGGAAGTTAAGCAAGCGTGCCGCGAGGCAAGGAGTAAGAAATGAGCAAATTTACAGGTGGGCCAGCCTTTCCCCGAGGCGAGCTGCAATTCGCTCCCGGCATGACCCTGCGCGATTACTTTGCCGCCAAGGCAATGCAAGAAATTATTGCCAGCCAATATGAAGATGGCATTTATGTTGGCGACGCTAACAATGATTCAGAACATTTGTGCGCAAGATGTGCGTACATCATGGCAGACGCCATGCTGGAAGCGAGGGAGGCATGAAAACAATCATCCATGTAAACCAACACGTCATCAAAGCCAACGTAAAGAATGGCGCAAACGACCCTGTGCTGACGGTGAAGACGTACAAGACCACAACCTATGCCCATGCAGTGACGATCAACGGGCCAAGCCAAGTTATCTATTCAGAAAAGCCCCTGTCCTGCGGTGCGCGGGTATGGATTGAGACTCAAGCAGAAGTATTTATTGACAAGGAGTAAGACATGAACCCTAAACAATGGCCCGACAACTGGCCCTTTCCACCTTATCCACTGAGGTAAACATGAAACGACAAACACGACTTGAGGTTTATGTCACGGTGCTATGCGCCGTGTGTGCGTCATTGATCCTGTGGAGGTTTTATGAGTGGATGGCGTAAACGACAAGTGCTAGAGATGGCCCGTGAGGCTGGGTTTGAACAAGTGGGTCACGATTCTTTCCAAGAAATCACTGCTCGTATGGAAGCCTTTGCCAAGCTGGTGCGTGAAGATGAGCGTGACAAATGGATGGAGCGTACCGCCATTCTGATTCGCGGGGAGCGTGAGGCGTGTGCAATGACAGTTGAAAATATCGAAACATATGAGAATGTGGAAAAAGCCTGCTTTAAGTTTGCGGCAAGACAAATCCGAGCAAGGGGACAAGCATGACTAAAGAAGAAATTAAAAATTGGTCAAATGAAAACGGTCTTGGTTATCGTTCAGATTTACATAAGATGTATGAAGACCTTTACCGAAGCGCATATGCCGCTGGTGCTTCCGCCGAGCGTCAAGCAATTCTTGGGCTTGCTGATTCGTTAGGTTGGGTAAGCGTTGACCACATTCAATCAAGGGGACAAGCATGAACACCGAAGACGACGAATTTAAGCGCATTGAACGCGAGATGAAATGGCGGCAGATACCAGATGATCTGCCAAAAGCAATACCATTCATCACCGAAGAAGAACTGGAACAACTGTTAAAGGACGAAACATGAACCCATTTTTGTGGAAAGAAAACAAAACGCCCACCATTTTTGCACTTGACCCCCATTTCAAAAGCAAACGCAAGGCGGGCCTGCTCGATGACACCGAGGGCCTTGGCTACAAACAGTTTGGTACATACAGCCGCGCCGCAAAACCTGAACCCAACAAACACGTCACTTACCATGTCCAAATCCCGACACCCCGAAATTCGTAACTTGCTTTTGGCATCTCAAGATGGCTTAACAATAAACGAAATGGCAGATCATTTTAATTGCCGACCGTCCACCCTCTACAACACAATGGCCTCAATTTGGGGGGTTTACATTGACCGTTGGGCAGGGCCAAAACGAGGTCAATATTCAGCCGTTTACATGTGCGCTGAAGTTCCGCAAAATGCACCCCATCCAAAAGATTAACCGGAAAAACTATCATGCCATATGTTAATAAACCAAGACCCTATAAAAAAGAATATCAACAGCAGCTTGAGCGAGGAGATATTCCCGGCAAGCTTGAACGCCAACGTGCCCGACGTGCTCTTGATAAAGACGGACAAGACACCAATAACAACGGAAAGGCTGACAAACGCGAAGGAAAAGATGTTGCACACGTCAAGGCTTTATCTCGGGGCGGGTCAAACGCTGACGGCGTGAGAATTGAATCAGCCGCCGTAAACCGTTCGTTTAAGCGCGGCTCCGACCACGAGCTTGTATCTGAAACTTCTACAAAAGAGCGCAAGAAGAAATGAAAAATTATAAATGGCCGAGGCCGATGGGGTTTACTCCGTTTGACCACCAGCGTGAAACGGCCCAATTTTTATCTACCAACTCAAGGGGTTTTTGTTTTAACGAGCAGGGCACCGGCAAAACAGCTTCCGTAATCTGGGCGGCGGACTACCTCATGACGGCGGGCTTAATTAAACGCGTCCTCGTGGTGTGCCCGTTGTCTATTATGCAGTCCGCATGGCAAGCCGACCTGTTTAAATTTGCTGTGCACCGTACAGTGGACGTTGCTTATGGCAGTGCTGATAAGCGCAAGAAGATTGCAAATAGCTCAGCCGAGTTTGTTGTCATTAACTACGACGGCATCCCCGCAATCGCGGAGTCCGCTATTGCCAACAAGATGTTTGATTTGATCGTTATTGACGAGGCCAACGCCTATAAGAACGTACAGACAAAACGTTGGAAGTTGATGAAAAAACTTATTACGCCTGACACATGGCTGTGGATGCTGACGGGTACGCCCGCCGCGCAATCCCCAGTAGATGCGTACGGGCTAGGTAAGCTATGCGTACCCAACCGTGCCCCAAGATTTTTTGGTGACTACCGTGATTCCGTGATGCAGCAAGCGGGGCCGTTTCGTTGGATTCCCCGGCCAAACGCTGAACAGACAGTGGTTGATATGCTCCAGCCAGCGATCCGGTTTGAAAAAGCGGACTGCCTTGACTTGCCAGCAGTGACCCATGTGAACCGTATTGCGCCGCCCACACCGCAACAGCGTAAATACTACAAAGAATTGAAAGACCAGATGTTGACTGAAGCTGCTGGCGAAGAAATAAGTTCGGTTAATGCAGCGGCAAAGATGAACAAACTCTTGCAGATATCTTGCGGTGCTGTGTATACAGATAGCGGGGCTGTAATCGACTTTGATGTTAGCAACCGCCTTTCCGTAGTCAAGGAAGTTATTGAGGAGTCTAGTCATAAAGTGCTAGTGTTTGTGCCGTTCCGCCACACTATTACGTTGCTGCAAGACTACATAACCAAGGCGGGCGTAAAGTGCGATGTGATCCACGGCGATGTGCCTGTTAACAAACGCACTCAGATATTTAAAAAATTCCAAGAGCAGAACGATTTAAAAGTGCTGGTCATTCAGCCACAAGCTGCCGCCCACGGGGTTACCCTAACTGCGGCCAACACAATTATTTGGTACGCTCCCGTTACGTCGACCGAAACATACTTGCAAGCCAATGCGCGTATTGACAGGCCCGGCCAGCGCAATCCGATGACTATTGTTCACATCGAAGGTAGCCCCGTGGAACGCAGGTTGTATACCATGCTCCAGAACAACATAAACAACCACGAAAAAGTTGTTGATTTGTACAAAAAAGAGCTTGAAGAAGCTTGACAAAGTCTAGCTATAGACGTAGAATTTCCCCACAACACAAGGAACAAAATGGAAGAAAAATCCGTAGACAAACTGTCGGCTGAATATATTGACATCAGGTCGCGCAGAGAGCGGCTGAAGGGGCTGTACGAAGCCGAAGACGAAGAGCTTGCAGGGCAAATGGCCCTTGTTGAGAGCCAGCTTCTTGATGTGCTTAACAGCACCGATGCTGATAGCATCTCAACCCCTACTGCCACGGTTATACGCCGTGTATCCAAACGGTACTCGACCACAAACTGGGACGCAGTTTACAAGCTTGTAGCCAAGCACGATGCGTTTGGCGTGCTTGAGAAGCGCATCCACAACACCAACATGAAACAATTTTTAGAAGAACATCCTGACGAGTATCCTGCTGGTCTGAATGTAGATAGCCGCTATGCGGTAACTGTGCGTCGTAAGACATCAACTCCGGAGTAAACCATGAGCAACATAACAACCTTTAAAGACCTTCCCGCCCACTTGCAAAACGTCAAGCTGGACGACTTTACAAAAGCTTTTTCGTCTTCGGGCGGCAGCATCAAGCGCATCACCCTGCGCGGGCGTGTCTTCCGTCTTATTGATGGCGGCAAAGAGATCGCCAAAAACACTGACCCCTACATGGATGTCGTAATTGTTAACGGTAGCCGGGCCGTACAGAAATCCTACTACGGCGCGGAGTACAACGCCGATGAGACCAGCATCCCCGACTGCTGGTCAAGCGATGGCGAGCGCCCCGATGCGGACGTACCAGACCCACAAGGTGCACGTTGCAAAGAATGCAAGCAGTCTATCAAAGGTTCTGCTGGTGCGGGCCGCGCCGCCTGCCGTTACTCTATGCGGTTGGCTGTTACCCTACGCAACAATGTGGGTGGCGATATCTATCAATTGATTTTGCCGCAGAAGTCGTTGTTTGGCCAAGGCGATGTTGACCACATGCCTTTTTTGCAGTACGCCAAATACGTTGCGCAGTCTGGTTTCAACCTGAACATGCTTTCTACCCGCATGACATTTGATACTGACAGTGACTTCCCCAAGCTGACATTCAGCAACGCCGAGTTCTTGGACAAGGACACATACGACACTGCCATTGAGCAAGGCGAATCCCCAATTGCAGTCAACGCGGGCAAATTAAACTTCACCAAGAAAGACGGCCCATCCTTGCCTAAGATGATTGCTCCGCCCGGTTCCGCCGCCGCTAAGATTGCAGCACCCGTCAAACGTGAAGAGAAGCCCAAGGCTATTGCGTCTAAAGCGCCAAGCAAGTCCGGCCTGTCTACGCTCGTTGACGAGTGGGGAGATGATAAGTGATTGGATACTCACAGCGGGTAGTGCAGGTCAACCGGCAAGCTGACATTAACAATGTTGGCGTCAAGCTTGGTCGGTTTTGCATTAGTCGGGAAATCCCAGTGACCGATGTTATGGACTTTTTTGGTGTTACCAAACAAACCGTATACAACTGGTTTGCTGGGAAATACGAACCCGGCAATCTTTTTACCGCCGCGATTACGGAATACCTTAAACGCGCTAGGTGAGTTTTGGGGGTGACTAGCTCGACGGAGCGAAAGGGGATTCCGTCTGCCCTTCGTCACCCCCTCCTTTACGACGGATACAGGATTCAAAATGGCGGACATTGAATTGTTACGTTGTGTAGTCCCCGCCACTGATGGCTGGTATTGCACAATAGGATTGCTGGACGGTAGACCACCGATTCAGGCATTTCATAAAACACTAGAAGAAGTACAAGAAGAAGCAGATCGCCTTGTGGGTTTGGGGCGTAACGCATATTTCAGTTGCGGCAAATTTAAAACAGACGAGAGTCGTGATGCAATCAATTGCGACATGATGCAATCGTTTTTTCTGGATATTGATTGTGGGCCGACGAAGGCCACACCCGATAAATACGGGCGCATCAAAGGGTACATTGACCAAGACACCGGGTTTATGGCGTTGAGGGATTTGTGCAAAGGGCTTAAGCTGCCAAGGCCCACGATTGTGGATTCCGGTCGTGGCTGGCATGCGTACTGGCCGTTGACAGAACCAGTAGAGCGCGAGAAGTGGTTGCCTATTGCAACTACGTTTAAGGCCAGATGTCTTGAACTAAACATCATCATTGACCCTGATGTACCAGCCGATGCCGCCCGTGTTTTGCGTATCCCCGGCACGTTAAATTTCAAAGACGATCCAGCCAATGAAGTGGTTGTGTTGCACACAATGGAGCCGATGTTGTTTGACGACTTCGCGTCTTTGATGGGTCCGATCGTTCATGTCAAGCCAGCGTATGCACCCAAGCAATTGGATGACTTTACTCGCTCGTTGTTGGGTAACCGTCAGTCGCGGTTCCGTACGATCTTTGATAAGACCATGCACGGGTCGGGCTGTGAGCAGTTGAAGTATTTGATGGAGAATCAAGCAGATATTGAGGAACCGCTGTGGCGGGCGGGGCTGTCTATTGCCAAGCATTGTGTGGACGGTGAGAAAGCCATTCACATTATCTCCAAGCAACACCCGCAGTACTCTGCTGATGCCACGGAGCGCAAGGCGTTCTCTATCAAAGGCCCGTACACCTGCGATACGTTCAATGACTTTCGTTCCGGTGTGTGCCCGAGTTGCCCGTACTGGAAACAGATTAAATCCCCGATTGTTCTTGGCCATGAGATTGCTAAGGCCGAAGAAAACACTGTTGTTGAGATGTCCGGTAAAGACGGCGCGGCTTCTGAATTTGTCATGCCCGTTATCCCGTCACGGTATTTCCGTGGCAAGAACGGCGGTATCTACGCCTACGTCAAGAAAGGTGAGGAAGACTCTGAGTCAGAGGACGGTGATGACAGCAAAGTTGTTTGCGTATACGAGTACGATTTGTTTGTCATTAAACGGATGTTTGACCTTGGCCACGGCGAGACCGTACTCTTGCGTCTGACACTGCCCCGTGATGGCGTAAAAGAATTTACTGTTTCTACGGAAGACCTGCTGAGCAAAGAAGAGTTCCGCAAGCAGGTTTCGTTTCAAGGTATCTTGGCCAAACAGAATCAGATGGCAAACATTCTAAACTATGTTATTGATTGCGCCAAAGAATTGCAAGTTGCACAAGAGGTAGAAATGATGAGACTCCAATTTGGATGGGCAGATGATGATTCAAAATTTATTCTTGGTTCGCGGGAGATCGGCCCGAGTTATGTTAAGTACAGCCCGCCCTCACGGGCTACGAGAGAAATAGCGGCGGCGCTGCGCCCCGTGGGTGATCTGGAGGAATGGAAAAAGGTCATCAACGTCTACAACATGCCGGGCTTTGAGCCGCATGCCTTTGCAGTGTTTACGGCCTTTGGTGCACCGCTCATCAAGTTCATGGGTATTAAGGGCGGCGTTATCAACCTTGTAAACAACCGCTCGGGTACTGGCAAGTCAACAATCTTGCAAGTGATGAACAGCGTATGGGGTCACCCCGATGAGTTGATGCTCCAGTGGCGGGATACATTGAACGTGAAGCTGCACCGCATGGCTGTGATGTGCAACCTCCCGTTGGGCATTGATGAAGTGACAAAAATGAGCGGCGATGACTTTTCTGATCTTGCCTACAGCGCCACGCAAGGTGCGCCGCGCCGCCGTATGAAGTCATCTACCAACGAGGAGCGCGAGTCGCAGGGCTACTGGGCTACGATGATGGTGTGTACATCTAACTCCAGCATGACTGACAAGTTGGAAGCATTGAAGGCCACTTCTGAGGGTGAGCTTATGCGGTTGATGCAGTACAAGATTGAGCCGACTAATAATCTGGACAAGCGGGAAGCCAAGCAGATATTTGGCAAGCTGCAATCTAACTACGGCTTAGCGGGCGGTATTTACGCCCAGTACCTCACGCAGAATCTGGAGGAGATTGTTGACCAAGCGTTGAAGACCCAAGCCATCTTCGACAGCCGCGCAAAGATTGATACGCGGGAGCGGTTCTGGTCGGGCATGGCGGCGGCAAATCTGACCGCTGGGTTAGTGGCTCAGAAGCTGGGCCTGCACAACATTGACGTATCACGGGTGTTTGACTGGGCGGTCAAAGAAGTGCAGATCATGCAGGGCAACACCCAGTTGCATATGGAGGACTACAGCGCCGTGATTGGTGAGTTTTTACTGAAGTACAACCCGAACATTCTGGTCATTAACAAGCACAGTTCATCAAAGTCAGGTATTGCCGCTACACCTATTGTCAGCCCACGTGCTTCAATCATGGTGCGCTACGAGCCAGATACACGGCGTATATACATTATCCGCACTGCCTTGCGTTTGTTTTGCGTGGACAAACAGATCACATTTAATGATCTGCTTGATAGCCTAAGCCGCGATGGTTCCTATCTCTCAACCGTGCGTGTTCGCCTTGATGTTGGCACTGACACTCATGCGCCGCCTGTGGAGGCTCTGGAGTTTGATTCCGATATGCTTGGGGTAAGCCCGCCCAATGCAAATTGACGGGATCAGTTACGAATTGGATTGGCAAGAGTTCACCATTGGTAGCTCCTTTTTTATTGCATGCGTTGGCGTCACAACAGCAAAAGAAAGAATAGAGCGCAAGATGGCAAGGTTGGGTTTTGCCGTCATTGTAAAAGTAGTTGTGGAAGACGGCATTAGGGGCTTGCGTGTCTGGCGCAAAAAGAAGTAAACTGGAGGCGCAACGCAGTTGCACTCCTTGTTGTTGGGACTTTAACCCCGCTAGGGTAACTTAGCGGGGTTTTTTTACGAGTTGTCGTCCAACACACCGCGCAAACGTTTGTCGATGTACAGGCCGTGTTCTGTTTGCGCTGATTTAGTCATACGCTCTTTAATTGACGTGGTCAAACTCTTTGCAGGTATCCACACGCTAGGGTGTTTGGTATTAAACTTTTCAATGCGCTCGTAGGCTTTCTCCAAAGTATCTGAGTCGTTTGCCATAAAAGCAATCCCATACAAGTTCAGCAGGTTCTGGCGTTCCTTTAAGACTGCTTGCTCTTGCCCTTTAACCGTAATGTTTCTGAATTGAATTTCAGCTACATCAGCGGGCCGCAAACCAATAGATTGCATCAGCAAAGCAAACGAACCCACATCTTCAACCAGCGAATCACCACGCAAAGTGTTTACGCCTTCGTTGGCATAGCGGGCGGCGACCAGTGGGTTTTTGATAAACGCGGGTGAGATTTTTTCAATGGCCCGGTCAGCGTGCCCGGTGTTCCAAAGGTTGTAGGCATCGGTTGCGTTGATAGCCAAACCGACTGTCGGGCCTAGCAAACTAACAAGCTGTTCTTGCAAGGCACTGGATGCGTCTAAGTTTTTACGGGAATCTTGAAACCACATGTCGTCGAGCTTGGTACGACTGGCTAAATCCACGCCCGCCATATTGCCCACGCCGCGTGTGAGTAGCGTACCAGCGTTCTTGCCAAACGTATTCGCAGCCCACTCCATAAATTCCAATTCAAAGTCAAACGGCTTTTCGTCGTCATCGTCTTTCAGACCGTTAACCACCGCGTTCATAATCATTGCAACGGTAGAAAAACCCCATAACCCAGTTACACCGGAGAATATTCCCGCCATACCCATCGTCCCGACAAACCGCGCCCGTGCTTCACGGCGGTCTTCAACAGTCATACCTTTTGACATGTTAATAAAGTTGTGAGCCAAGAAAAATGTCATCTGCTGCGGGAATTGTTTAAATTGCAACACCACCCGAGCAACTGGGTTCTGCATATAACGCGGTTTGTTTGCAGACGAGTAGTCGAACATTGAGCGTTGTGTGGAGTCCTTTGCAATCTCAATTGCTTCGTTGAACGCAACAGTCTGGTCTTTGTAGTCTTTGCGCTGTGCCATAGCCGCACGGAACGCAGACATTGCCATCACCTCACGGTTAAATCGCTCAGCGTTATGGAACAACGAAGACATCAACTCCATTGCGCGATTACGCACACCACCGTAGCTATCTGTGGGTGCAGCGGCCAAACCAGATTGGTCGTACGCAGCAGTAATATCAATTACACCGTCAGCTACAAACCGATCGTAAGCGGCTTTGTCTACATCGTTCAACTCACCGGAACGGCTAAGCGATGGGAAGTCTACGCGGTTATCACGAATACGTTTGCCCCGTTCAACATCAAAGCCCGTAGCCATTACCTGCCCCGCCGCTTGCCTCATTTGTCCTAGCGCGTCAAGTGTTGCTTGGGTGTAAGACAGTTTAGGGTTTGCGCGAACGTTTTGTCCAACCAACGTAGGCAAGCCAATAATCATGCCGCCCAGCACGTTAACGATTGCCGAAGCGGGCGCGGTCAAATACCAAACAAACCCGATGTTGGACAGGAGCGAAGGTATTGTGCCCACATCTGTTGGGTTGAGCATCAACTTTAAACGCCGTTCCATTTCGGTAACATAGTCGCTCAGCTCTGTGTTCTCACGAGTTAACTTGGGAGTTGGTTGTTTACCGGCTTCAGTCCGATCTTTAAGTTGCATACGCGCAGCTTGGATAGCTGCAAACAAATCTGGCGCGTGTTCAAACCGGGCCATTTGATAAGCCATGTGGAATGACGACGATGCAAAGTTACGGAGCGCATCTTCCGAATAGCCCGCCACATTGTTGCGGTGCATAAATTGGCTGCGAAAACTATGCTCTGGTTGGTTAGACAGGAAGTTCTGGTAGATGCTATCTTTGAGTAATTGTTTCTGTTCAGCAACATTACCGTTGGTTACGGTAGAGTCGTCGATCGCTTTGAAGGTGGCTTTCAAAAACTCGGATTGCTTGGCGTGCAAGTCCATCTGTTGTTTGTACTCGGAGCCGTACTGAACTTCCATATCGGGGTCAAGCTTTAAACGCTCGGCCATGTGCATATCCCGCTGACCTTCGGACTCAAACATGTAGTATTCACGCGCCGAACCTTTGCCGACTTGATACCAGAAACGCCCGTGGCGCATCAATGGGAAGTACGGCCCCTTGCGTTTGTTCTTTTCAAACTCATCGCGGATATGCGTGGCAGTCCCTTCAGACACGCCAAGCTCATCTTGCATAAATTTAATGCGGTCTTCCATGACCGCTTTGTACTCTTCATATCGTTTGTCGTAAAAGTCACGGGCTTTTGCATAAATTGCTTTGGCAGAACTATCAAGCCCGCGCCATTCTTTCATCAATTCAGGATGAGCTTGTTGTTGGCTTAAAGTGGCGCTATCAGGATGCACTTCTGCAATTGTGGCGGCGTGCATAACACGGGCCAGACGACGGGACATATCCGGGTTGGAAGACTGCATGCGTTCCCACAACTTAAGAACATCGCTGGACTCTTTCAGAATACTGTTTTTGCGGGAGAGAAATGCTTCTGTTGTGGCGATGAACCGGCCAACTTGTGGAATACGTTTGCGCACCAAATCATCAATCTGGCGTAGCGTGAGCGCACCCAACAACGCTGGGCGTATGTTGGCTTTGGCACTGCTGTACGCAATTGGGAATGTTCCCTTTACGTCGTTCCAATTCTTTGATTGAAATAGTTTTTGAATGGCTGTTTTTGAGTTGGCCAAGCCGGGCGGTAAAGGTCTAGTAAGAGCGGGCGCGGCGGCTGACATAGCCTTTGGCCCGGTAGTCTCGGTTGCAACATCAAATGAAATAGGGCCGCTCATCATGATGTCGGTGGCGTTCATCACCTCAACCATTGCGTTACTCTCTGTTTCGGACGTAGCGCCAAACAACTTTTTGACAGCGGTTGTGAACTCGTTCCAAATAGATATTGGCGCAGCCTTGTAGCGGATAGCGCGAAGTAACGCCTGCAACTCAGGGTTAGTCATTGCCTCAGAGACAAACTCGTGCAGGTCTTGGATGTTGCTAATGTTTATCCCGTCACGCGACAGGATACCTTTTGAGTAGTTGTATATCTCGTTCAAGCGGTTATAAGCGTCGAGCCGCGCACCTTGCAAAGACTTGGGGTTGTCAATCAAGCGTGATGTGGCAGCGTGCAAGACTTCGTGCAAGAACAAGTGATTGGTCAGGTAACCCTGACGCATCGTAATCTTGTTAGTGCTTGGGTCGTACTTACCCAGCCAGCCGTATTCTTTGTTCAACAGCGCAACAGTCTCGTTAAGAATTTGCCGCTGCGAAAGATTTTCAATATTGTCTTCCAACTTAGCAATGGCTTCTTTTAAATCAAACAGATTGTTAGACTTCAGCCCTTTGAGGATTGCACCCTGTTTGTCTTTAGGGAACCCTGTTGCCACCATATCGGCCAGCGCACTTAGTTGTGCGTCAAGGGTATCCTTTACAGCGGGGTTGTTTGACAACGACACCATCTCGTTTTGGCCGATGATGTCGGTCTTGGCGTCAACGTCCGACTCTAACAAACGTTTTGCAAGCGCGGAGTAGTATGCGTTCTTGGGCGCAGCAGCCAGAATTTTAAGCGCACCCTTGGTGTCGCCCTTGTCAAGCAAGCGCATGATGTCTGGATGTTGCAACTCCGTGAGCTTCTGCACGGTCGATAAGTTCTTACCAACTCGTTGCTCTTCTGTAAGCTGTTTAACAGGCGGCGCTTTTGGAATTTTTACACCTGTGGTCTTTTCAACCTTCTGGCGTTGCTCTTCAGCGTACTTGTCTAAAGACGCTTGGTACTTGGTAATGGCCGCATCAAACTTTTCTTCTTCTCGCAAATTGTTGCGATAGTCCTCAGTCATGTTGTTGAGCACATCAACAGTATCTTGGTTTAAATTCTGCTCAATCCATTCTTTAAACTGGACAGCATACTTGCCGCCTTCGTTTACGTAGATTGCATTGGCCCGGCCAACACCGGCTTCGTGCATTGCAATGTCGTATGCCAGCGCAGACAGCACATCCCCAAAGTTCTTGCGGTTGGGGTTTGTGATGTAGCTACGTGCAGCGGCCATGCCTTCGGTGACGCTACCCCGTGCATCAATCGCGCTCTTTAAAAAGTTCCAAGCCGAACGCAACTTGTTGTCAGCAATCACGTACCGTTTGGATTCGTTACTTGTCATTGGCCTGCGGGCTTTGCCTTCGGGCGATGGCGCACGCTCAACTGTTTTGCGTGTAACGGTTGTGGCTTCGCTTACATACGGCAGCTTGCCAAACGGAATCTTTACACCGCCAGCTTCTGGGGCATTGTTTGTTTGAAACTCTTTTAACTCGTCGTTAAACTGCTCCATTCCACGACGAGTTGTGAGGTCTGGGAGTCCCGCATTCTCAAGAATACGGCTCTGTGAGCGATTGCCGGGGTTGCGCAAATCTCCAATCAACTGCGACAGCGCAGCTTGCCCGCCCACACGGCGGGCTAAGTACTTAAGCGCCTTCTGCATACCGGGCGTTGTTGTTTCGCCGGGCTTAGCAATGTCGTACTCAACCAACAAATCACGACCCGTTTGTTTCAGGGCGTTGTGCTTTGTCTTTTCGCTAGGTGTGTTTGCAGCAGGTTTGATTGCGTCAAAAAACGCGCCGATCGTGCCCGCTTCTTCAGTATTAGCAATGTGCTCAATATCTTCTTTGGGGGCTTCTTGCTTTTCGTTAACCCTGTCCCGCAAAGCCTGACGTTCGGCCTCAAGCGCGGCTTGCTCGTCGGTCATTGCGGATTCGTCTACTGGCTCGTACATAACTTCATCAAAGTATGTATCAAGCTCATTTGGCTCGGTGCGTTTGACAGGTTGTTTAGGCGCTTGCTTTTCTGCAACGGGCGTAGTCAGCAAACTTGGCTGCACTGGCGGCGTTATCTTTGGCGCTTCAACTTTTTCTTTTTTCTGACGCGCTTCAATTTCTGCAGACAACTCCCTCGCCCGTTCGTTGGCCAATTCCTTTTCGGTCTTGGCAAACACATCCTCCATGCTCTCGGCGGGCGGGCCTTCTTCCAGCGGCTTGTTAAACAAGCTACCCTGCATTGCTTTGGGCTGGCCCCTAAGACGTTCTACTTCTGCAATCGACGCATCAATTGCGGCCATCTGGCTCTGGACAAATTTAGCAGATACGGCTTCAGGGTTCTTAGCTGCTTCGGGCCGTGACATCTTAAACATCTCGGCGCGGTTGATGGCCCAAGCTGCGTCGTGTTCGCCTTTTGCAGCGGCGTCTAATACTTTCTGGCGGCGGTCTTCAAGCAACTGTACTGCCGCATCGTGATCCCCGCCCGCCCGTGCAAGGGCAAGAGTTGCGCCGTTGACAGCGGTCTTATTGCCAAACAAGTTGCCTTGCATGGCGTTGGGCTGGCCGATAGTAGTTCCTACACCACGAAGTATTTCCGTAGCGTCAAACGTAGGATTTTTTAACGTCTCGTAATGTGCTGATATTTTTTTATAGTCGTCCTTGGCTCGAACGTTTTCAACAAGCCCCGGATCGCCCGTGTACTTAACAATTTCTTTGGCGTTAGCATCCACAAGAGAATTGAGGTCTGCGGATAACCGCTTCATCATTTGTATTTGCCCCGGTGTTGGACGGGGCTCGTTCTGCAACTTTGCTAGTTCGCTACGAATGTTCTCGTAGTTTTCTTTAAAGTCAGTCAGTGCACCGGGTTGGCTTGTCGTTCTATTGACAATGCCTGCAACATTCTGTCCAGTAGAAACCACTCCATCTGCCCCAGCCCCTCCAGCTCCTGCGGCGGTGAGTCCTGTATCGGGCTTGCCAGCCACGCTAGTCCCAACTCCACCTGTTGGAGTGATAGGTTGTTCAACATTGGGTTCTCCTTCAAGGTCTTTTTTGATCCAGTCCGGTAAGGTTTCGGTTTCTGGCACGGGCGGAGCTTCTGGGGCTGCTTTACGTTTGCCAGCAAGTGCGCCGGTTATGCCGCCCATACCACCCGCACCGACCGTGGCCAAACCAGCGGTCTCGCCAACGCCTTCCAGCAAGCTGCGGTCCATGCCAGCTTGGCGGGCTGCAACGTTCTGTGCAATTTTACCGCCTACTTCCTCGATGTTCTCACCGGGGATTTCTTTGATAGCGCCAGTCAAGCCACCAACGATGCGACCAGCGCCCGTACGTTCGCCAGCCAATGCGCGTTCCATCGCGCCCGCGCCGGGGAGGTATTTGTTGGCAAACAAAGACAGAGCATAGCCCGTTGCGCCAGCGGCACGGGCAAGGTTAATAGTCTCAGCAGCGGCTTCTTCCGAAGACATTTTCTTTTCTTCGGTAAGGTATTTGTAGACCTCATCGTATGTACCAGCGCCAATGTCTGCACCTTGCTGCACCGCACCAGTTTGAATAGCGGCGTTTGCGCCTGACTTGATAGCGGCTTTTTGCGCAACCTTTTCAGCGGCTTCTTTGGAGATGTTACGGGCAGCGGCTTTGGCCAGTACGTTGCCAGACGTAATCGCGGCAGTGCCCCCACCTGTGATAAGGGCGGGGATTAGTTGGGGTGCTTGCTCTGCAAGGAACGAGAAGAACAGCGCGGGGTCAGAAACAGTTTGGCCAACGGCGGTCTTGAACGCCTGCCACTGTCCTGTTTTTTCTGCTTCCTTGATAGCTTGAGAGCGGCGCTCTTCGCGTTCTTGCAACCCGACAGACTTCATTTCGTTGCCATATTTTTCAATGGCCTCACCCATACCTAGCGTACCGGTCTTTGAGAAGTCGCCCGTGGCCAATCCATAAAGTTGACCGGGAAGCTGCACAAGAGAGCCAACACCGGAAACCACGCCCGCGCCAATATCTTTGGCGGCTTCACCAAAAGTACGTTCGGTTGGGGCGGGTGCAGGCGCGGCTTTCTGGCTACCCATGTGGGTTGAGTAAGCCCACTGCCACGCTGTATTCTCATCTGGCGCATCGACTTCGTATTTTGCGCCCTGAACGTCTACAGCAAACTTAGCCATTATCCAATCCTTTTAACCGCGTTGGGTGGTGGTGGCGGTATATTAGCAGATGCAGCCGGTTGATTTATACCCGATTTTCTTTCAATCTCGTCCACAATGTCTTGCGCCCGCTTCTTTTTGGCCGCGTCTGTTTCCACCATTGCAATACGGTATTGTTGCATGTACAACGGGTTATTGGCCATCAGTTGCTCGCGTTTTAATTGCAAAGCTTCTTGCGCGGTGCCTTGTTTAATATCACGCCCAGACAACATGTTGCTAACTGCGGTCATAGCTTCCAAAGGCGACTTGCCTTTGTTTTCCGGTCTGGCCAACCAATCCTTTACAAACGCTTCTTTTTGCAAGTCAGAGTAATTTGGCCCACGGCTGGCGTTAGCCGCAGCAAGATGCGCCGCATTGGTGGCCGCGTTTGTCTTCTCACGGCTTACCATTTCCATAACTCGGATGCGTTCTTCTTGCGCCAATTTAGTTGCCTCTTCTTTTGATTTATTCAATGCAATAGCGGCATCGTAAACTTCTTTGGCTGCGCGGTCAGCAACGGCAGAACTTGCTGTGTACAACTGAGTCTTGTACCCACGCTCGGCTTCATTGACTTTTTGCTGATGACCAAGGATTTGCTCCAGATACGCAGTGTCAGCAGCTTCACGTTGAGCTGCTTTATTGGCCGCGACTTCTGAGCCCGCAACGCCCGACTGCCACCATTTTTGGCCCGGTCTGGCACTGGCAATGCCGCCCAACAAATCCATCAACGGGTCAGCGTTAGCTTGCGCTTTTTCGCGCTTAGCCTTCAATGCGGCAATAGTCTCCAACACTGCGGAGTTATCTGGTTTGCCAATCATCTCGTTGATACGAGCAATCTCAGCTCGACGTTTTTCCTCTGGGTCTTGGTGCATTCTTTCTCGAATGATCTGATCTTCTTCGTTAATTTGCGGGAAATCAGCGCGACGGGTTGCGTCCATACGATCGTATGGAGTACCTTGTACTTGGGGTGCAGCAGGCGCAGCGGGGCGTGGCGCAGCAAGTTTTTGTTTTTGTGCGGCCAACAAAGCCAAGGCTTGTGGTGACGGGCCCGCAGGGGGAGGAGCTTGTGTTGGGGCGGCTTGAGCCATACCCAACCTCTGCATAGTCTCAGCAGTGACGTTCGGATCACGCCGATTTACTTCGGCCATAGCTTTAGCGCGGGCTTCGTCAAGGGTTTCTTTGCGCACCAAGTTAGCTAATGTATCTTTTGAATCCGCTTCTGGAATAAGTTGTTTTAGTTTTTCTAAGCCTTGAGACCCGATTGTGCTTAAAAACTCACCAATACTCATGCCTTCATAACCCGTGGCGTTTGGCAGCAAATTTTTTCCTTTACTGCGGCCAATTACGCTCCCAGTTGTTGGCTCGGGGACGCTGCTCTCATCTTCTCCGCTAAACGCAATAATCCCGCCGCCACCGTAGTGGTTGCCAAGGTTGGACATCAGTTGAGCAATATTGCCGCCGTGCGCTGCACGAACAGGCATACCTTGGGGCATACCTTGGGGCATACCTTGGGGCATACCTTGGGGCATACCTTGGGGCTGAGCTTGTTGTTGCGGGGTTACCATCTGGCGTAACTTTTCAACAATAGTGGGTTGTGGACCACCGGCTTGCATGGCTTGTTGGTTCTGAGAAGCCGCGTGCATCTCTTGAATTTTCTGCAATGCAAGGGCTTCCTCCAAGTCTTTTGGAAGTGTGCCCGGTGGCTGACCTTGCTGGTTACGTTGAACCTTCTGCGCCAAGGGCGCAGGGTTGCCCATAAACATGTCGGCCAGTTTTTGAATGCCCATAGAATCGTTCATGATTTGTCCTTAGGTACCAATACCAAGAGCTTTAAGTAAATCAACAAGTGTTTTTGCACCGCCCGCCGCTCCTTGCAAAGCGTTAGGCTGAGACATGGTGTAGTTCTGAGACGTAATTGGTAGGCCGTTGAACATTGATTGCAGATACTGCAACTTAGAGTATGGGTCTTTACGAGCCTCCTCAAACTGCGCCTTGTCTGCCGCAATGCCTTCGGACTCAATGCCGCGCTGCGTCAAGCCCAAATCTGCTTGAGTTTTTAGGTTGTTAATACCCATCTGGTTGGCTGTACTTAACCCACTAATCCCGGTATTCAATCCTGCAAGTTTGCTTGTGTTAACAAATTGGTTTTCCTGCATCTGACGATTCTGGTCAGCGTTGAACTGAGCCATTGCTTTGTCATACGCGGTGTTGTATCCAGCGCCCGTAATGTTGGCCTGATTTGTACCCAAGTTGCGCTGGTTTTCAGAAGTCAAGATGGCTTGACGACCGCCACCAAACGCACCAGCTTTGGTCATGGCCGCGTTGTTTTGCTGTTGGGTTATTTCAGACTGACGACGAGCCTCATCCAACTGCGGATTAAGCGACGCCTGCAAGTACGGGTTCATGTACTGCTGGGCAAACCCCTCGTTAAACGACGAAGTCGTTGGGGTGTAGTTCATGTTGCCAGCTTGCTGTGCAAAGTCCGTTGTCATGCCACCGTTAGGAGCCAAGTTGCCTGCATTCTGAAACGCAAGGTTCTGCAAGCCAGAAGCGCCAGCAGTCAATGGGCCTGTGTACGCTTGATATGGCGTGTTAGCCAAAGCTTTTGCTTGACCCAACATTTTAGTAATTTCGGGGCCAGCATAGTTGGACAGGTTTTGCTCTGTACCAGTCACGCCAGCTTGAACCAAAGAACTTGTTGGGTCAGTCGTTCCTGCGTAGCTCTTAATGCCGCCGCCTTGTGCATAGCCAACCATGCCGCCGGGCATAAAGTTGTTGGGGTTAATCTGCTTACCCTGCTCTTTGTTGCCTGTACGCGCTCGACGGATTTGTTCCATCATTTGAGCAAGTTTTTGTGAGCCTGCATCCATATCACCATTTCCTAAACGCTCTACCATTTGAGGGGAGAGATAAGCCTCATCGTTGGCAACAAGTGCCTTCTCGCGGCCATCAATTGCAGCGGGAATAGAATCACTCATGCCGTCGCCTGCGCCTTTGATTGGTGTGGCGCCCATTTTTTGAGCCAGAAGCTCCAAACCTGCACTGCTGCTACCGTTACCAAAATGAGATACAACATCAGCAGGGATAACAAACCCGCCGTGGTCAAGATTGGTCAAGCCGCCCTCAGCATGTCTTTTAATTAATCCGCCTTGTTTTGCGCCGCCTGAATAAAAATAATCATTTGGGTTGTATTCGTCAATTGGCGCATTAGGCGTGCCGGGATTTTTATAACCACTGTTTGGATCGTCATAGCCCGTGCGCTCATCCTGTTGCGGGTAAGAAACAAAAGTTTGGGCTTGATTTGGATCATCAAAGTTTGATAAACCGGGATCGCCGGGGTTTTGGTACAAATCTTTTGGGTCAAGCGTTGGGGACTTTCCATTGCGCATGTCATCAAATATTTTCATTTGATCTTCGTCTTCTCGTGTTAACGAACGAGAACCGGGGTTTTGATAAATGCTGTTTGGATCAAGCTCTTGAATGCCCGTCTTTGGAATTCCAGCCGTTGAAACGCCAGTCATTGGTGTGCTAATCTGCCCGGCCAAGGCGGCCAAGCCAGCAGCGGTAGGTGCTGCTGGAGTGAAATTGCTTTTGGTTGGCGCAATGTCACCCATGCCGCCGCCCATGTCGCTGACATTCATGCCAAGCGAAGATATTTTTGCTCTGGCTTTTGCCATATCTTCAAGCGTGGATGTTGATCCCTTAGTTGGATCATCTGGACGATTTATATCTGTTTGGCTCAACACTGGATTGCCAGACATTTGGTCTCGCAAATCTTTGACTGACCATTGACCATTTGACGCCGCAGACAATTGCTCAGGCGTAAAGGTCGTGGTCTTCAAAAAGTTGGTAAGTGCAGCTTGACGCTCGGCAGGCGTGCCTGTTGTTTGATTCAACTTGGCTAACGCATCTTGGGCGGTGTGCGTTCCGGTGTCAGTAGATGCCACATTCCAAGGATGACTTGGATCTACGTTGTAGCCTTGGTCATACATGTATTGCTGCAGCAGTTTTTCCCGTTGTGCGGCTTCGGGTTTGGTGACGTAACGTGATGTGCCATCAGCAAGAGTGACCACTGTATTGGTATCGTTTGGCCCCGGTGGAATTACATTGTGGTTTGCGTCAAAAAGATCACCACCGCCAATGGTAAATTGTACGCCCGGTATAACTTTTGACATACCAACATCACGGCCAGACTGCGTAATAGCCATCTCCATTGCATTTTTCTTCATACGATTTAACGCATCGGCATCGGACTCATTATAAAAATGCGGAATTAACGAAGGGTCTTGTGCGTATTTGTAGAATGGAGAACTAGGAGGGATATGAAACGCATCTAATTTAGCCTGTTCTGCTTTTTTACGCGCAGTCTCATCGGCTACAGCTTTATCGTAAGCTTCTTTGCTGCCAAATGAGCCGTACTCGCCTCCCGCACCACCACCACCAACAACAAACTCGGGTTTTTTGTCCGAACTTGTTGAAGGAGTGTTAGAGCCGCCAGCAGGAGCATTAGATGCCTGTTTTAGCACGGGGTTGCCAGCCATTAATTTTGTAAGATCAGCAACGCCCCACTGGCCATTAGATGCCGCCGCCAATTGTGCCGGGGTGTATTTTGTTGTCTTTAAGTAATTGTCCAGCACGGCTTGACGTTGAGCTTGCGTACCGGGCGTACGGCTTAATGCCTCAAGCTCATCTTGAATTGATTTGATTGATGTGTCGGAGGCCGCTTTTGATTCCCAAGGGCGAGTTGGATCGTTGCCGTATGTAGCTGTATTAGAGGCGGAATTTTGAATACCTCCACCCGTATTGGTTGTGGAGCCAGTACTTGCAGCCAACGCTTTTCTTAAAGCGTCAATTACAGCAGACGTATTTGTACCGCTCGTATTACCGCCTACTAAATTATTTATACCGGCACTTGCGGTGGGTTTTGGAATATCGCCATATTTGTGGTTCCACTCGTTGTACGTTCCTTCTTGCGTAGCCTTGCGGTATAGATCGGCAATTGGCGTAGACGTGTCGGAAACAATGTTTCCTTTGGAGTCTTTGTACTGCACGCCTGTGCCGTAGTTGATACCGCCCGAGCCGGGACGACGACCGGGAGGAGGCTCAGTCAGCATAGGCTGAGTAGCCACCAAATCTGGAATGCCGCCTTGATAGCCCGTAGGCTTAGTTGTTGCAGTACCAGCACTCATAGCGCCAGCAATACCGCCTATACCAGCCGCTCCTATTTTTAACAGGTCAGCAACACTAAAATTTGTACCAAGGGCGTCGTTAATTTTTTTAACAAACGATGGGTCTTTTAGTTTGGCTTGAAAAATAGAGTTACTTGTTTGGTTGGCAGTATTTGTCAAATTATTAACAGCAGTTTGGCTAATAGGTTGGATATTGCCGCCGCTGTCTTCATACGTCCAATTGCCATCTTTGTCTTTAGTATATGTAACACCATTAATTACGGTGCTATACCCATAATCAATATTGGTATCTATGGGTGGATTATTGCCGTAATCCACGCCGCTATCATCTTCAGCACCATAACCGTAATCAGCCATATCAGCTCCTCAGTAATTGCAAAAGAGCGTGGATGTCACCGCCGCCCGAATAAATTTGACCGCCTGTTGCAGCTTCAACAACATCGGTTTGGTCTTGCGCCGAGGAAGCAGGCGTATGGGCGTAAATGTTACCACCAAACAGCTCTTCCAGTGATTTTATGTGCGCCACATCATTCTTCATCTTCAGAACATCCAACGGGTCTAAGCCAATCCTTGTTGCAGTTGGCGAAGATGATGTGCCGGACGTGCTGGCCGCAGGGTTTGCTGTTCCGCCAGCAGGGGTTTGTGTGGCAGCGGTTCTTGTCCCGCCAGCAGGTGTTTGTGTTGCGGCAGTTCTAGTTCCGCCGGGAGTGTTGCCAGTCCCTCCTGTTGCCGCAACGTAACCTGAAGCGGCGGTGTTCAGTTGACCGTTATTAACCATCTGGTCAACTTGTTCTTTAGTTAACGAGTAAGGATCACCATTCTCATTAATTGCAATGGCTGAGCCATCGTCTTGAATCATAATTCTGTCTGAGCCAGAAGTCTGCCATTGACTTGTAAACCCTCCTGCGGGATTATTTCCAGAATCAACGTACCCTTCTCCGCCGGGTGCAAAGTAACCCTCAATAAAATCTTTTGCTTGCGGTCCAGACATGCCCGCATCAGTTAGGCTTTGAATAATGTCTTTGTTTGCGGGGCCTGCAACACTTGTAATTGCGCTAAGGACAGATTGCAAGTTACCTTTACTTGACAAAATAGACTGCGCCAGCTTTGCATTTTTAGCCAGATCACCCAGCGTGTAGCCCGTATCGCCAATTTGTGTACTTCCAGCCCCGGACAAACTTGCTGCGCCGGTGATGGCGTTCATCCAATCGCCTTTTTCCGCTGCTTTTAAAGCGTTTACGGCAGTCATGGCTTGCCCAACGGTAAACCCAGTATCCCCAATACCCAAGTTGCCCGCGCCGCCAATCCCTCCGGTTAGTGCGCCTCTAAGAATATCCCCGCCAGATATTGCGGCCCTACCTGCGCCAAGCGTAGCACCACCTGCAATTTGACCTGCTGTGCCAGACAATCCATACAAGCTCTGACCCAAACCAGATGCACCACCAAATGCACTACCAACGCCAGCAGTCAGGGCAGACAATGCAACCATCTTTGCAAAATCGCCAAACCCATCATGTTGGTCATTATTTGTGTAACTGACATTTCCTTGCGCGTCTAAAACTGGTAGCCAATGATGCCCATTTTGATAAAACTCTTTACCGTAACCAACTTGAAAATTTCCATCTTCTCCATACTGTGCATTAAACGTTTGATTGCCTACTTTTAATGGCGCCGTATATGTTGAGGTATATACGGGGTCAGTATTTTCATTGGCTTCAACGGAAACATTTTTTCTAATTACATTGCCTGCGGCATCCTTGTATTCAGTGTGGTAAGTATGCGCACCAAGTTCATTGTCATAACCTTCATCCACAGTAAATGGCGTAAGTTTTGTGGTGTCCAAAGAAGAAAATTTAGACGCAGGTGTATTTTGCTTAACTGGCGTAACTACGGTTTTAGCCATATCAGACCTTCACTTTCAATACGTTGCCTGCGGTCGTGTCCCGATACACGTCGCCTGATCGGAGCGTGGCAAGGCTGGCCTGCGTGGGCAGCGTGTTTAAATCAATGTTCAGCTTAGCAATGTTAATCGGCTGAACGGCATTAACCTGTTGGAAAAACAAATACAACACGTTAATGAACCCCGACATATACGGCTCGCTATAAACTGCTGGCGCAGATGGCAGGCGGGGCGGTGTGGCCGTAGAAAATAAGCTCATGTGTTACCTCTGCCGCCATCTTGGCGGATGTCCAAACGATGAGAACCCATCTGCCATGTGCAGCCAATTTGATTGGAACTCATGGTCAAAATCATTTGACGCCCACGTACGCGAATAAACACCTGCCCCGTGAAGGCTTCGATTGGGACTGTGGCCGAGCGGGTAATCAAGGCGCTTGCGTCGCCCCCAACAGACTGTGGGTTGTTGTACCCCGAGCCAGAGTTTTGCATAGGGGTCAAAGTCAATGTAACTTGTGGGTTGGTTGTTGTAGAGCCAGCAAACGTAACGTCCGGCAAAATACGGCGTACAAAACCAAACCGGTCACCGTCATCAATGTCAAATTCAGCCGTGGAAATCATGGCGTAAATAGGCAGTGTGGTGTCGGTTTCATTGTCGTCCACACCGTATTCATGGTTGACCACATTGTAGTTGTACGTTGCAGCCAGCGGGTAGTTGCGCAAACCAGAATCCAGCCACGCGGTACGGCCCAGCGTGCCATAAGACCAAACGCCTTCGCCGTTGTTTTCAAAGTAGTTGTAGATTACATACTTATCGATTGCAATCGAATTAGCAGAGCAGTAAAAGAACCAAACCTCGTTAAACCCTTCGTTGGTTGTGGCAAAGAACTGCGCAGCTTGGGATAAGTTAATGTCGTTGTAAATAAACTGACGCAAGTCGCAGCGCAAGGTTTGAACTCGGCCATCGTATTTGTAGAACTTGTCTACGCCCATCCAATACGCAACGCCTGAAGCCAAAGCTACGGCATTCGGGCCCGCAAGCGACAAATTATCTCCAAGCAACTGCGAACCCCAAACCGCTGGCGGGCCAGAGTATTGCAAGGAATACAAAGACGAATCCGTGTAAACCAAGATTTCTTGGCGAGACTGCAATACAGCAACAATCTTAGAGCCGTGCGACAAAAGCAAACTGCCCGCTTGGTTTGTAGCAGATGGAGTCCAGTTTAAATAATCTTCTTGGTCGGACCACCGGATCAACATGGGGTTCAAAACGCTGCTGCCGTAATCATTGGTTCCAAACGCAAACGTAAACCGCGAGGCGTCCGATACCAACAGTAGGTTTTGGTAAAGCGGCACATCTACCAGCAAAGAGATGGACACCCCACTGCCCGTTGAAGATGTATTAATCAAAGTGCCAGAGCTATTAGCAATATTGAATGTCAGCCCGCTTGGGTTTGCCACGTAGTAAGTGGTGGCCGCAGATACACCAGTGGGCAAGGAGCCGCTTGCGGAAAACTGCATAGGCGTCCCAGCAGCAAATGTTGTAGTAGCTGTAACCACTGTGGGGCTTGCGCTTGTAAATGTCACTGCGCCGCCAAGGCTGGAGATCAGTACCCCGCGAGTGGTCAGTGAAGTGCTGGCTTTCCAAATATAAAAACCACCGCCGTTTGGGCCAAAGATTAAATCTTGCCCAAAGTTACTTTGATTCCAAATACGCATTTGGGTTGTGCTTGACGCGCCAATGCCCCATGTTCCTGCACCCCAAGCGCCCGCGCCCCAACCAACCAAAGGGATTTCATAGGCCATACCGACATTGATTTGGTATGCAGCTACAACAGAGGAACCTCCGCCTACAGCATTGGACGTTGCAGCCGTAGCCGACTGAATTGAATACGTGGTTGTACTTGTGTTGATGGTGGTGAGTTGATACTCGCCATTCAGGGTCAACCCACCAACAGCCGTGGCGCCACTGAAAGTCACAAAGTCGCCGTTAACCCATCCACCTGTAGCGTCTGTGACTACAACGGTCTTGGACAGGTTTGAAGTGGCAAAAGGATTTGCGCCCAGCGTTGCCGCAGGGACAACACGCAGCGGAGTAATGTCGTTGTATGCCCCACCATTCTCGATGTAAAACTTCAGGTTTGTACCAACGCCAAGCAGGTTCTGCCCGCTAAGCGTAATCCAGTTCCACAAAGAACGGCACACGCCTTGAAACGTTGTGCCAGAAATGCGTTGCCAGCCGCCAATTTTCTCGGGCGTACCTTGACGAAAACGGACCTTCTCCGACTCGAAGTAGCCATTTTCATTGGTGTAGCGAGTGTTCTCTCTGTTTACACCGGCTTTCTGGACAAGCTTTTTTAAAGGCACGGATTACCTCATGCGGTTAGGACACTGAGGGCGGTGTTGATGTGAGCAACCCTATCGTTAAGCGCGATTGTGCCATGATTGAAGTTACTTGTCACCCCCGGCGTTTGTATTGTAAACGTCATTTTTAGCCTTTAGGATAGCAAATGCAGCAATCCCGCTGCGTTAGGAGCAAACATGTTTAAATTTGAAATGAACCTTGGTTGGTTGGGTGATGGCAAAATGACGATTGAAACTCATGACTTTGACATGATCGAAGCTCTGAAAGAATTCGTTGAATTTCAGGAAGAAGCTGGCTGGATTGGCAACTGGGACGCAGTTGAAGTTGACGAAGAAGGCGAAGAAGAGACTGAAGAAGAAACCGAAGAAGAAGTTACTGAGTAACTTTAATTACGCGGCCTCGGAACTCAATGGAGTCGGGGCCGTGTGTAGTCACAAGTTCGGGAAGTATCAGTTTGCCATTCACAAACGTCAGCACGGCAAAGCCGGAGCGCCAGTTCAATGGGCCTTCTTCAGTGTAGTCTTTAAATTGTGGGCCATAAGGTTCAGCTAATGTTCCGGTATCAATACCGTATCTTACGCCATTATAGTCAGAAAAAGGTGTACATTTTAAGCTGTGCAAGTGGCCCGTGACAATATTTTTGCCGCTCCAGATGGCATTGTTGTGGGTAGCGTGGATTCCACCTTTAAATCGGTGCTTGACAACAGTGTTGTCATTTAGCCATACAGCCCAGCAAGGCTCCCAATCTGGGAAGTGGTCGCGCAAAGTAAAACCCTTAACGTGTTCATATTGAGGCGCATTGGCAGCTAGGAACGTCTCAAACCGCGCATCGTGGTTACCCAGAGGCCAGATCAGTTTGACGTTGTGACGGGCCTCCTTGGCTGCTTCTTCAATATAGCCCATGCAAATCGTGCAGGCTTTCAGTTCTTCCATTACTGAAGGAGCCTTTGCCCAACCAATGCGGGGGTGGCGGCTGATCCCAGCTCCATCAAAAATATCGCCATTAGCGATAACTGCATTGGGCTTGAGTTCTTTAATGGCCCATAAAAGACCGTGGAATGCGGTTGTATATATGCCGGGCCAAAAGTGAGCATCACTAAAAACAATCACAGTGCCGTTTAAGATGCCCAAATCTTTTTTTGCTGGATGGACGTGCGCGGTTTGCAGATGTTTAAATTGATCTGTGGTTTGCGGCGCTTTGATCTCTATCTTTTCTCGCTGCTCAATGCGTCTGCGGCGCTTGTTTAGCCCAGACAAATCCATGCCCAAAGTTAAACTGGCTTGCCGCATTGATGAACTATTTTCAATGGCGCTGATAACTTGCTGGTCAGAAAATTTTTGGACAGGCATTACAATTTCCTACGCCAGTACAGCGTGTTTTTGAAACCCCAAGGTTTCGTTGGTTCGAACAATTTAAAACCTGTGGCAATCAAACTGTTTGCTGACGCCGGATTGTCAGTTGTGTCAGTTACGACCCATCGCCACCCAAGAGCTTTTGCCTGTCGGATTCGGACACGAATAAACTGTTTCTGTAGTCCTTGTCCACGAGCAGAAGGCACAACACCTGCGCGGCACAGATAACCGCAATCGGTCCAAGACACAGTACGCACAAGACCCGCAAAGCCAATATCGTTGCCATTTTCAGTAGCAATCCACCAAGAGCCAAAATTTGTATCAATTGGCTGGTCATAAGGTAAGCAAATCTTTTGAAGTGCCGACAGTTTGTCCTGAATTGACTCTTTGCGAATGTCTACTCGTTTAAGCATGTGCGTATTGAAAACGCACACTGTGACGCCGTTATGACATCAGTAATTCAGTTATGACATCAGTAATGCAGTTGCATTACCTTCTTTTACCCTGCGCTCCCATCCCCTGCCAAATGTCTCCCATGTTGGGAGCATTTTGAGATACGCTAAACGGTATGCACAATAATCGTTAATAAGTTCTTTGGGGTCTTTATTTAGTACAGCTTGGATTGTCTTGTCGCCAATAATGCCATCTGCGTACACGTTTACACAAGCCTGCAACCACTTGGCCGCACGGCCCGGGCCTGAGTTGATGGCAGCGTCAAAGACCACGTAGTCCACGCCGCTTGGCAAGTCATCGCCTTTAACCTTGTCCCAATACTTTAATTTGTACAGCGGGCCAACATCAGCGGGGGTCAAGGCTTTCATTGTTTTGGTATCTACCATGTGACCACAATGTTCCTCCCAAACTTTTTTTGTACAGCCAAGGTTTGTTTCGCCGCCCGGGTCTTTTGGGTTAAAAACGTACCCTCCCTCGTGAACAAGAACGGCGGCAAGGGCTTTAGGGAAGTTGGCGTTCATTTTGTGGGCGTGGATTGGTGGAGGAGATCGTCTTTGGCTTGTGAGCCTGCGCTGCTACCAAAGTAGAAAGCAATAATGCCCGTCCATGCAGTGCCAAGACTACCAAGCATGATGTCAATCTGAGGCGCGTGTTCAATTTGACCAAACATCAAGCCAAACAAAATGCCAAAGAATCCAACAGTTACGCCAATTGCAAGGGTAGGTGGTAGATAGCTTTTGGTAGCCACTTGCATATCACGGGCAGACTTGCGGTCATCATTAGACAGCTTGGCAAAGTCCAGACCCATCTCTTGCGCCCTAGCAGCCATCTGTATCTCAGCCTGCTTAATTAGCATGATCTGGTCAGCATTTAGCTTACCGTTGTCAATCGTTGCCTGAACGTCTTTAGGGTCTATACCAATAGCCTTGGATATAGCATCCACAGCAAGCCCCGCCAAAGGGCCACCAAGGGCCGTTGCAATTGTTGGGGCAATAGTTTTTAACCAATCCATATCAATCTCCTTATGGGCAAGGGCCAACAGTAAATTCACCGGGCTGGCAACGTGCTGGTAGTGGTACGCATGGGCCAACAATAAAACCATCCGTACACCAGTTAATCACTGGAGGTGTTGGTCCGACAACAATGATAGGTGGATTGACAACAGCAACAGGGCCAACCACAGGGCCAGTTACAAACGTCACAACAGGCACTTGAGGCTGAGGCCCGACCGTAAAAGGAACAGGCATTGTGCCGCTTGGGCCAACCACAAACGGGCTTGGCAAAACAGTACTAGGGTCTAATGAGACAACCATTGGTCTATCTTGAGGAGCAGGGTCTGAACCCACGCCACAGCCCGACAAAGCAAGACACAAAAACAATGCGTATTTCATATCAGTTCCTTAGTTTGTACATGATAAATTCAAACGTACCCCACCCGATAAACCCAGCGGCAAGGATAGACACAAACCCGACCAACAAAATGTTTACCGTCTCAGCCATTTCCTCTCTGCGCCGCTTGGCTTTGGCCTCTGCCTCACGCTCTTCGCGCTTGCGGGCCGCAATAAGTAAATTGTACTGAGCCTGTATTTCTTCCCACACATCGCCCTGACCAGACCAAATCAATTGTTCTTTAAGTTTAGTTCTGGCATCCCTGAGAAACTTGGCCTGCATCACAGAATCAAGTGCCTGCGCCATCTCTGAGTTTGACGCCTTAGCCTTGGCTTGATTTGCACCCTTTTCAACGGTGTCGTGCATCTCAAAAAACTTAATCAGATCGCCGCTGCACTCTTGCAGGTCTTTGCCCATCTGGATGGCTTCTTTGACCCCCGCTATGGTGCTTTTGGCTATCGCAAACGCAGCACCAATTGTTATTGGGTCAATCATATTACACTCTCAATTTGGGGCAGACGTTAACCCAATAGGATGGTCTGCCAGCACCCCCTTTACCCGGAGTTACGGTCTGGGTTATTCGGTCTCCTCTGAAGGTGCAGGGATTTGTGGGATTGTCTGCGCCCTGATGTTTTGCACCAAGTCAGCAACTTGCTCATAAGGCGCTTTAGCCAAAGCAGACAAAACCATGTTCACTGCGCCCAAAGGCAAAGTCAGGTTGATGGACGTGTTCAGTTCTTCACTCATATAAAGTTCTCCAGTACCGCTAAAATAAGGCAGCGGCGTGACCCCGTATTAAGCCCAAGGAACGCCAGCAGCAGTCACAGGGTTGATCTGCGCGTCAATTTGGCCTTGTAGGCTGGCTTCCACCGTGTCTTTACCAAGCGCATTTTGAACCCATCCAACCACAATGGCTTCGGTCAGGTCAGCGTAGGGGATGTATGTCTCGCCTGGCTGCTGTGTGTAGCCAATAGTGCCGTAGGTTGAGGCGGTGTAAGTGCCATCAGTGGCATTCACAATGTAATGCACCGTGACCACGAAACCATCGGAGGTCAGGCGATCCATTTGGGGGATGCCCCATGTGTAATTAGTCATGCTTTTCCTTCCAGTGCCGTGAGGCGAGTTGTGAGTGTTTCAATAAGGGCTTGTTGCTCTTGGATTGATTTAATCATCATTGGAACCAACAAACTGTAATCAACACCAAGCATTCCATTTTTTTCTGGAGGTGTTGAAATTGCATCAGGGGCAATAGTTTGCAATTCTTGAGCAACTACACCGTATTTTTGATGTTGACCGTTTTCTTTCCAATCAAAAGACCTAATTTTGATAGCAGAAATATCGGAAACTGCACTGGGCGCGTCTACAATATTGTTTTTCAGTCTTTGATCTGATGAGGTGCTATATACGGTTGCTACACCGTTGTAATAAATATAACCTCTTTGAGTCCCATCCGATGTATTAAACGTAATGAAATATGTGCTACCAGCAGAAGCCGTAGATTTTGCGCCAAAAGCCCAATTGCCAGCAGATGTTTGATAAGACTGAACGGAAGCAGTGGCATACCCAGAAGTTAATCCAACTAATAATTGCCCACTGGAGTCTATACGGGCACGTTCTGTGCCGCCGCTTACACCTTGAACAAAGGTAATATAGCCAGTGGTTGCTTTAGATTGAATAGACGTTTCATTTCCAACACTAGCAATGCGTGATGATTCTGTTCCATTGGTCAACAGGCTTAACAAAGCACCGTTAGTTCCATTTAAGGAAAAGCCACCATAACCGCTATTGTTAATAGGGCTTGTAGTACCAACCCCCAAATTCCCACTGGCATCCAATGTCATCGCCTGAGTAAACGTGATGGCATTACCTGCTGTGCCAGATGCGGCTATACCCCAAGCGTGATAACCGCCTGTTTGGAAATACTGTGTGGCTTCACCTGTGTTTTGATATATGTAGTTTGTGCCGTTGTAATAACCGTTGGCAACCAATTGCAACTGGTTTACAACACCAGTTCTGCCAATAAAGTTAGCACCTGCCCCGATTTGCAAAGTTCTCCAGCCAGATGCCCAAGCACTCGGAGTAACACCCAGTCCAAGGTTACCGGAGGAGTCGAGCAAAGCCGCAAAAGCTGGTGATGTTCCAGTATAAAAACCAATCTTTGACGCAATAATTTCAGTTGCAACAAACGCCGTACCACTGCGGTTGTAAGATTGCAAATATGTTCCACCTTGGTTGCCGCCTGTTGGTGAAACTTCAACACCCGACGCCCCGCCGTTACTTACTACAAATTTCAGTTGTGGCGAACTCGTCCCAATACCCAACCCTGTGGTGGTCAGGCGCATTTGTTCGGTGTCGCTTAAATAAAATTTAATTGGAGAACTACTTTGGTTGCCGAGAACTAAACTATCATCAGCACCTTGAAAAAGGTACGATGTTCCTGTTCCACCCGATCTTTTCAAATCAATTTCAGCACCGTTGGTTGTTCCGGCAATCGCTAAACCTTTATTTGCTCCTGAAATATATAAAGTAACTGCTCCACCAATACCTAAATTAGTCCCATCAAATACCAGCGCAGAACCAGTAGCCAATGCACTTGAAGAGCTTGCGTAGACCACACCGTTAGCGGTAAAGGATGTTAGTCCTGTGCCGCCGTTTGCTGTGGGTAAGACACCTGCCGAAGTAAGCGTTGACACCAACACAAAATCAGAACCGTTCCAAGCAATCTGCGCACTTGTTCCCGCAACAATCGTTACGCCTGTAGTAGGGCCAGCGCCAACAACCTTGACCGAGAAACCACCTGTTGTGGAGTTGATGACTGTGTAAATCTTGGACTGCGCCGGGGCTGTGATTGTCCGCAAGGCTGTTCGTGCGCCAGAGCACAAAAGGATCGCTTCCCGCGCCGTATTGGCTGCGCCTGTCGTGGTGGTTAGCGTAACATCAGCATCAGTGCTCAGAGTGGTTGTGCCCGCAATGGCAGAGTCCAAGAGCGAGGTGATGGAGTTGTTTACCGTGTCGCCCCACGTACCGCTCAATTCTCCCGTGACTGGCAGTGCCAAGCCCAAGAGTGATGTATATGATGTTGCCATGTTTAAAACCTCAAGTTACGACTTCTTCCCAGTTGGGAGTCTGTGCTGTTTCAACAGTGCCCCAAGCAGGCGTTTGTGAATTACCGATATTTTGCCAGTTTGCTGTCTGGCTGTCATCTATCAGTTTCCAATATACCGCGATTACATTACCAACTTGACCTGTTGCGCCCACCCCAGTCAGGGCTTTAATCCGTGCAGCAATACTCATTGTGCCAACCGCGCCCGTGCCGCCAACACCTGTCAGTGCAACGCTGCGATCTGCTGTAACCGAACCTACTGCGCCATTGGCTTGGTTGGACGGAAGCGGGACAATAACCCCGCCTGCTACGCCCTGTACATCTACACCCGTCAAACCCACTGAGGCAGACTGAACAACCGTACCAACTGCGCCTGAAGCGGCAACGCCCGTTATCGCTATGCTCTTGTCCGCGCTGACCGTGCCCACCAGTCCTGAAGCCAGAACACCCGTCAGGGCCACCGTGCTTGACGGTACAACCGAGCCAACATTTCCAGTGGTAACGTTACCAGTCAGAGCAGCGGATACGCCTTTGACAACCGTGCCAACTGCGCCAGTACCACCAACGCCTGTCAGGGCCACCGATACCGAGATACCAACCGTGCCAACGTTACCGACTGCGGCATCCCCAGTGTCCGGTACAACTTCAGAGCCAACAACCGTGCCTACGTTACCCGAGGCCGCGACACCAGACAGAGCAATCTGACGTTCTGCGACAGCAACCGATCCCACATTACCCGAGGCCGCAACCCCGGTCAGTGCAACCGAAGCTGAGTTAACTACCGTACCGACTGAACCCGTACCACCAACACCCGTAAGAGCAACTGTTCTATCAGCCGAAACTGTGCCAACAGCGCCCGTGGCCGCATCACCTGTAAGGATGGTCTCGCCATTGCCCCAAGTGCCGTAGCCCCAAGCGCCAGTGCCCCATCCGGCCATGACCTACCCTTTAGGTAGTAGACAAGCGCAGCAAAGCGGTTGTAGTTGTGTTCGATGGCATGGTCAGTGTGAACGTACCCGCCGTAATGGTCTGTGAACCAAACGTGTGGACCGACACCGACTTGTTGGACTGAGTGCTGTTATAGATCAACACGGTATCAAACGCGGTGCTCAAAGTCACTGTGGTGTATGTGATTGAAGCAGAGGGCGTCCAGTAAGCCACGCCAGCCGTAGCCGAGGAGTTGGTCGCTGTAGGGGCCGTTGCGTTGGTCACCGTCACACCGCCAGCCGTGTAGTTTGTGCCCGTCACTTCACCCGTTGCTGAGTACGCAGTGGTGGCCGCGTTGATCGTGGCCGAGGTCAGGTACAGGGCTGCTTTAAACGTATCGGCAGTGGTGGCCGCACGGATAGGCGCTACGCCAAAGTTGTGAGTAGCGGTCAACAACTCACCCATAAACGAAGTGCACATTGATTGGGTATTTGCCATGATGATTCCTTAAAAAGAAGCGGTTTCGCCAGCACCAAAAGCAGGCATTTTTTTCAACGTTACATGGGCCGAGCGATGAACGAGCTCATCACCTTTCCAGTATTCTACCCAAGTGGTCAGTTCGTTGTCGTCCTCAAACGTGCCGTCCTTACGCTCAAGTAAAGAGTCATCCATGTCGCCGTAGGTTGTTGTAACGATCAATTTGAACTCCTGATAAGCGCAGCCGTTGATGTGTTGGCTGGCATGGTGATTAGAAATGTGGTGGTAGATGTTTTGTCCGAACCAAAGTCCAGCACAGCCACTGACTTGTTGCCCTTGGAAACGTTGTATATCAACGCACACCGAGCCGTCACTGCGGTTGACCAGCTTACATTATTCCAGTTGGCATAGGCTGTATAGCCATCGCTGCTGATTGCAACACCAGTCATAACTTGCCCGCCTGCTGTATAGCCAGACGCTACAACTTCATTAGCACTTGAGTAAACGATAGTAGCTGCGTTTAAATCTGCGGCAGCGGTATACAAGGCAATCTTGATCGTGTCAGTAGACAAGTCGTGGATACCCTGATACAGCTCTTTTTTAAAGCTGGTGGTTTGGGTTTGCAGGATAGAACTCATGACACTGGAATCCTGACTTGACCGTCACGGTACGCGTCCATGCGTTGCTTGCCATCACCCAAGTTCTTGAGCAGTGCAATTGATTGAACGTAACGTTCGTTGTACAGCTTGACCATATCTGGCTCACCCTTGATGTAGGTGATCGCTTCGCACATGGTTCCGTACAACAACGCTGAATCAAAATTATCACCAAGCCATGTCTGGCCTGCGGTAACGATAGATTCTGGATAGTAGTAGTAATGCAATTCGGCGCTGTACGTAATACTTGGGGTTGGGCCAACCATAAACGACAGCTCATTTACATTAGAGCTTTGTGGGCCAAAGATTGCGTAGTGCTTAGGCTTGCCGGTAGTCGCTGGGTTTGGATACGCTTCACGCATGAAGTTAACATCCTTGTTTAGCAAGTACAAATACTCGCCACCGCCCACAGGAAACAAGGCCAATGAATACACAGAAAGAAAATCATCAGGGCAAGACAAATACTTGTTGTTTGCGCTGATTGTGCCCGTCACGTTTTTACGCAAATTAGCAAGCTGAACAGAATTGTATATACGCTGTTCTGCTTGCTTAATGAACGTGTTCATGTCTACCGTGGGAAACGTGTTCTCACAGTAATCACTCACCAAGATGACGAGTTCGTTGTATGTCATGCCATCGGACCCCGAGCCATCAGACCTTTAGTCGCTGCGCCAGTGCCACGGATTTTGATGCCGCTGGTCTTGACAGGCTCATCGCCCGCCGACTTGCTCTCAGCGCCAACACTGACGTCCAGCGTGTCAAGTTTGCTGCGGTTTGGGCCTTTGCCGGGGTTTGTATCCATTGTGACGGCCTTGCCGTTCATGGTGTGGGGCTTGGCATAAGTGCTGGCTTGGCCAACTTCTTTGCCCATCATTTTTTTGCTAAATGTAGCCATGATTAGCCTCGTTTCTGTGCGGCAATTTTGGCCAAGTTACGGCCCATTGCCTTCATGTTGGCGTTGGTTTTTCCCTTGCCTTTGCCCATGCCGCCCATCATTTCTTTTTGCATGGGGCCGCTGTTACCCAAATTTTTGCCTTCTGTTTTGCCTTTTTTGGCAATGCCATCTGCTGCACGTTTGAATGTCATGATTAACTCCTATGAAACGGTAACCGTTACTGTACCAACAAATGTCGTTCCCACCAAGTAATTTGGGGTTAGACCCGCATCAAAACCGCTGGAGCCGCCCACTGGCCTCCAGCCCCATTGAATATCTCTCGACCCGCCAGACAAATTGCCGGATATGTTCACGCCTGAAGTCACATACGTTGTGTCCCTACGTGGGTTGCGCAACGCCTGCGGATCATCTACCGGAAATGTTCCAAGCATCAATTGTGGCTGATCCGGGTCCCAACATTCAGGGCAAACCAAAAGCTGGTACTTGCGCTGCTTAATAATCTCTTCTTTAAGCCGCTTCAGTTTAAACTGCTGGCCGCAACGATCACATTCTGCAATCGCTATCTTGCCAGATGCAAAACGATTACCCATTACGTGCCACCAATAAACATTTGACGCGGGACGAAACGAACCGCAGCTTTTTCCCTGTCTTCTCCAGCAGCCAGTTCAAATGTTTCATCGTAAATCTGTTTGAGCATTTGGATGCGAGGCATTAACTCAGGGGTTTTGATTGCAATGTGATACGCCAAACCAGCGACAACACATGGCAAGAACCTAAAATTCATGTCTGCTGTTTCAGCACCAGCGCCAGCATCCTGCACTCTGCGCAGTCTCCAGTAAACAAATTGATATGTCGTGGAATTGTCGGGCGTCGGCCATACTGTCACGGCTGGAAGTTGGGGAACAAACACAGCCGTAGCTGCTGTATGCGTGGTTGCAGTGGTGTTGTTCTGCCCGCGAAACACGCCACCAAGGACGTTGCCCGTGATGTAAGTGTAGTAAATGTCTTCAGCATCCAAGCGAATAAAACCAGAACCCGCTAGTCCAACCACCGTGTCAAGCGTGATCGTGGTGTCTGTTGAGCTAATGGTTGATGCAAGCGTAGAGCTTGTAGGATTGACTTCACCAGATAGCCGCTGAATCCATACTTGAATCGGTCGTGCCTGCTGTAACTTGTTTGGGATGGTTGCATAGGTAGAAACACTGATACGTGTGATGGTTAAATCAGCTTGCGTAGACGCGGTGTTTGACCCTGTGCGAATCACATGCTCCAGCAAATCAATTGTGTTTGTTGGCAGTGCATATGTTGCCAAGCCGGGCACCAAGTTGATGAAGCCTTGCTCCATCGTCCACATGTTAATGCCCTTGTTCTGCCACTCAATGGTCATCAAGTTCATCGACCGACGGGCAGTCCGCAGATCATAGCCTGAACGCATCTCCCGGCCCGCACGCTCCCACGCTTCCTCGGCAATCTCCGTGAAGTCCATGTTAAAGAGGGTTGAGCCGGTAGTGGTCATTTCATGCCTTTGAGGGTTTCAGCCAAACGTGCGCGTTGACCCATTTTGCCGGGCTTCTTTGCTGCTGCGGCAAGTTTTTTGGCGGGAATTGTTTTACCCTCTTTAATGCCCAACTCTTTACGCAATGCGCCGGGTTTTTTGATTGCGTTTTGGATAAAATTTTTGGTAGCCATTATCGAAACCCCGCTGTTTTCTTTGCAATTGTTTTTGGCTGCGCAACAAACTGTTTTCCAGCCGCCTTGCCCGCACGTTTGGCTTTTGTAGTCGCCGCATATTCTGCGGAGGATAAAGACTTAATCGCCGCTTCGGGCAAATACCTTTCCCCCGTCTTGCTCGACGGTTTGCCAGACTTGGTACGCCACTTCTGGTCGCCCCAGTCTTTAAGGGATTGCTGCGGCGCTTTCATATCAGTCCCGGTATCCGCCGCCTGCGGCTTTATATTTCTTGGCTACAAGTTGCGCTTTACGGGCCGACCATTGCCCTGCTCCGGTGCCTTGAGTCGCCGCAGATTTTACCTGAGACACAATCCGCTTGCGAAGACTAGGCTTGGTGTAATTGCCAGCCGCGTTAACTTTGCCGCCTTCAGCATACTGCGTAAAGTCGGTGTCGTCCCGCCGAGCTTTTTTAACGCCCTTGGGCATCTTGGAGGGGGCAATTGCCCCCATACCGCGACTGGCTAACATTACATCTTCCCGCCGCCACACATGGCTATCATTGTGCCTTTGGTGTGACCCTTGGACACGCAGCCATCTGCACGAGTTACGCCGCCTTTGGACAGCTTCAAAGTTGTACCTTTGCCGCCTTTGTGTTCTTGGGCATCATGCTGCTTAAACGCTTTCATAATCATGGCTTTGTCTTGGGCCTTGTCCATTTTCATGTCTTCTTTCATATCGCTTTTCATATTGCCACCTTTTGAAAATTTGCGGCCCTTGTCCGCAGTTGAAAAGTCTTTGCCCACGGATTGTGGGACGCCTACCTTCTTGGCAAAGGCGGGGCTATGGGCCACCGCCTCCATAAAGTTATGTTGTTTTTTACTCGTGCTGGGCATTTGAGCCCCCTGTTCGGCCAGTCCACCGTTTAACGGTTTCAGTTTCCCAGATGCGGATGGCTGTCCACACAATCGTAAATATTGCTGCGACTGATGGAAGCATATCTGCCAATGTTCCTATTACGGTAATAATGGATAGACCATCAACCACGGATTTTACGGTTTCGGTATGGTCGGTCATATCAGCACATCTTTCCTTTGGTTTTACCACGCTGGGCTATGCCATCAGCGCGGCGTGAGGCGGAAACTGTGCCGCCTTTTGCTTTTTTCTCAACATCTGCGTCAGGTAAATCAACTGGTTTTCCATACTCTGCTCTATTGCGAGAAGTTTGCCCAGTGCCGCTGGTCGTACCTTTTGGATACTGGTCAACAATGCGCTGCCCCAACGCTTCTTTTTCTTCTTCTTTCATGTTGAGTATTTTGTTGGTGGCGTCATACTCGTCTTTTTTGTACTTGTCGTCACCAATCATTTTTCCTAAACGTTGCGACGCCGTACCCTTGGCAACTTCATCACGCAGTTTATCTCTGCGTGCGTCCGATTCCTTGGTGGATTTATTCCAACGAGAAGGTTCAACGTATGTAGCCATAATTTACCTCAACACTTCCATCTTGCAAGAGCAGCAGCCTTGCGGGTAGGCTTGCCTTTTTCGTCCTTCATTGGACCGGGCATGCCCGACATGCGGGCACAGAATGAATCTTTACGTGGGCCACCTTGGGGCTGGGGAGCCTTCAGGTTACTGCCGGTAGCGGCGTTGTACTTAGCCCGACCCTTGGCGGTCAAACCAGCACCCTTGGACACGGGCAATTTCTCGCCACGGCCTACAGCCAGTGATGGGCCTTTTTTCTTTGTTGCCATCATGCCACCTTCAACTTGGAGTTGTAAATGTTTTCCATCAAAGGCACTACAACCTCTTCACGGAAATTACGACTGAATTCATTTGAGCCTACGTGCGGCAAGCTGATGTCTACGTCAATGTAAACCTTAAAACCCATTTGGGCGGCGCGGTCGCAGAACAAATAATCTTCACCTACGTACTTGCCATCCACAATGGCAAAGTCAAACACTGCTGACATTTTTTCTGTGGGAGATTTTTCGTATGTCCACTCAGGGTGAACAAATACCATCTGCTCAAGAACATGACGCTGGATTAACATGAACCCCGTGGGCGCACGCTCGACACGCATCAATGACCCGTCAAACTCCAGATCGCCGTTGTCGTCAAAGTACAGGTCAGCAAAAAAGTTTTGGTCTTTGGCTCTGCGTGGGTACGCGCCAGTGGTGATGTCTTTGTCGCCGCTCTGGGCCATCAACCGCAAAATGTTATCTGGATTGACAATAACATCGCTATCAATGAACAACAGCTCTGTTGCGTCCGTTTTCAAAAACTCATGAACCAAAGAGTTTCGCGCCATCGTAATGATGGAGCAGTTGGACAAGTCGGACAAAATAACAGACACACCAAGCTGCATTGCTTTGGGCATAAGCTGCGCCAGAGCAAAAGCAGTCTTGATATTTAACTTCCCATCATAAGCGGGTATGCCGATAAACAGCTTGCGCCCATTCAGAGTTGTCTGCTTGGTTTCAGCCATAATAAATGTTGCAAGCAGCTACGTTAGATAGATAGGCATAAACGCCGTTTACAGCCAACACGCCATCATCAGAGATAAATGGAGAGTTGTTGTATGTATCGCTGGCGCTTACGTCATAACTCAACAGCCATTTGCTTGAATATACAAGCGTTGGGGAGGCAGTGATGGTTCCAGAGTTAATGTCTGTAACGGTAAAAGTGCTTGAGTTGGTAACGGTCACTACGTAGTTTCCGTTGGTAGCCGTACCGCCTGTACCTGCCGCAAAGTCAATACCAATTGTCTGGCCTGTTGTAAACCCGTGGGAGGCTTGCGTAATCGTAACGGTTGTACCAGAACGACCGTAAGTAGCCGTGGTTACAGGCGCAGTTGTTGTATCAAACAAAGCCACAAACCCAGCAGAACTTGTTCCTGTAAACGAAATACCTTTGATGCGATTTCGCCCAAGAACCAAAAACCCGCTGCCGTTTAAATGCGCTTGTTGTACGTTGGTCTGATTCATAATCAATCTCCTGTAAAACGGGGGCCGAAGCCCCCAAGATCAATTAAGCAGAAGCTGGGTTAGCAGAACCGTCAGAGTCGCGGACAGTATATGTGACCGACACAACGATTGAACCAGCAGTTGCGTCAGCAGTGGCCGCTGTAAACGTGCCATAGATGATTGCATCAGTTGTCCCTACATTGTTGGTTTTGGCTGCTTGGGTAGCTGCTGCAATGGTGGCGGGTGAAGTCTGGACAGCGCTGGTTCCGCTATTGACCGAAGTCATATAGAAGTTGGATGTGCCACTTGTACCAATAGTAACGCCGCAGTTTGTTGCGCCAGTTAAAGCAGTAATGACATAAATATCAAAACGCATAATTTGTGCGCCAGCAGGCAGAGTAAACATCTGTACTGCGGTGGGAGATGCCAAAATAGTGGCTGTAGCTGCGGTGTACGACTGAGAAACAATCGTTGCGCCCATGTTGCGGATGGTTCCAGCGGTAGTACCGGTAGTGTTTTTAACCGTGCCAAGCAGCCAAGGGCCAAGGTGAGTTGCGAATCCCATGATATTTCCTTCATGCAGTTATAGGTGCGTCAATCTTGCATGATGTCTGCCGGGACAGTTTGACACACCGGAAGACCCGGATGCGTATTTATAACACGTTGTTTAAATCGTTGCAACAAATAAAAAAGGCCCCCGAAGGAGCCTTCCAAAATGCCCTTGTGGGGCCGTTTGATTAGGACGAACCGGGCGAACCGAAGATGCCCAATGGGTCAGACACGCCGAAGCTATAACGCTCGCGGGCTTTGTAACGAACGTTACCTGTGTCAAAGTCGCCGTCCATGCTGTTTTGCAGCGGAGTACGGACAAAGTGCTTCAAGCCGTTTGGCACGTCAGTCAACAGGAACCAGCCGTTGGTGTCTGTCAAGAAGTGGTTAACGGTGTAGCCTTCAGGAATCGAGCCGTTGTTCTTCAAAGCGTTGATGTCGTTGTCGGTTGTACCAACGCGCAACTCGGTTTCGAGCAGGCGGGTAGCCACGAACATCAATGATGGAGGAACGATCAACTTCTTAGGCTTAGCAGCGATCAACAGACCACGTTCATCAGTCCAAGCAGCGATTTGAATAACAGCGTTTTCCAACGATGTTTCGTTCAAGTCAGCGCCAGTCGAAGGACGGTTGCTGTTAGTACCACCAGACACCAGAGGGTGAGCTGTAGAGCACAGAACCACGCCGTCGCCGTATGTAGGGCCACCGGTAAAGGCGTTGTTCAACACGTAAGCAGCTTTAACTTGCTTGGTGTAAGCCATACCACGGGCCAAAGCCTTGGTGTAGCGGCTGGACAACGAGTCATACAAGTTGTCTTCCACTGCTTCTTCCGTGATGGAAAAACCCATTGCGATGGTTTCGTGGGTGTAACGAGCAGTCCATGCTTCCTGTGCGTTGTCATAAGCGATGGCAGAGCCTTCGTTCTTAACAGGTGCAGCAGAGAAACCAGACAGTTTCGTTTCTTCTTCAAAGCTACGCTCAGATGTCTCTGTTTCGTAGATTTCTTTGTGCTCTTCGCCGTATTTAGCGTACTCCAAGCCGAACAAAGCGTTCAGACCGGGGAGCAATTCCTTGAGCAGTTGTGCGCGTGAAATAGCCATGATTTAGCTCCTTAGATACCGGTAGTACTGTTGTACTGGGCGGTGTTGAACTTCACGAGGAACTCGTAGTACGTAGTAGCAGCAACGTTGGCAGCGCCAGTTGCAGTATCAGGCACAACGTCAACCACGCGGACGGGCAAGGTGTTGGTAGTGTTGGCGGAAGAACCGTCAATACCGTAGTACGAATCACCGGTGGTGGTCGAACCAACGTTTGCAACCAAAGCCACGTTAGCGCCAACAATCGCACGGCTGTAAGCCGTAGGAGTAGTTGAGCTAGCGACAGTAGCGCAGACCTTGAACACAGCACTTGGATCATCCACAACATAGCCAAACGACATGTTGGTAGATGTGGATTGAGCTGCTGGGTAGTACTGACCCTGAACTGGCTGACCAGACGAGTTAGTGTACGAGCAACCAACCAACACGCCAATGATGCTGCCGGAGTCAGTGGTAGATGCAGCGACCAAATAGCCGCTGGTGTTAACAGCAACAGTGTCGCCGTTCAAAATCGCAGTAGCGTAAGCAGGTGCGATGGGGATTTGACGGATCGCTCCGGCGTAAGGCAAACCATCCAAGCGATTGAGTGGTTTAAAGCCATACGTCTTGTCAATGGTAGGATATGCCATTATCAGACTCCAAAAAGATTAAATACCTTTACCAAAAGTCACCTTAGAGCTTCGTTCTTTGAACATCGGCATCCGAGGATCGTTCTCGCGCATGAAGGTGTTATCTACTGATTGCATCTGCGCCTCTGCCTGTTGGCGGTAATACGCATCACGCTGTTCAGTAAACTCCACCGGGGTTTTGCAAAGCAACAAACCACCTACCTCGATACTGTCTGGGAATTTATTCTGCGCCGCAGAAAACAGACGAATCTCGGGATGTTCGGAAGCCTTAACGGGTTCCCAGCCTTCGGCAAGCTTTGAGGAATAGTTCGTGGCATCGTCTTTGCCGAGCGATGAAATACGAATCCAGCGAAACGCATAACCCTCTTCCGGATTCGGATCGGGCAGAAGTTTGGGGGGCATCCATTGTTTAGGACGCTCAGCCCTCTCGCGGGTATCAAGCTCACGACTCATACGGTTGGACTTATCCATTTTCATTTCCTCATTTCTTCAGCAACCTTACGAGCATAGAGTTCCAAAGGAACACCAAGCCGTTTGGCGATATTCACCTGTGTCTGCGTCAGCACGATCTTTTTGGGCGCTGTGCTACGTGTTGCAGGTGCAACGTTGTTGGATTTAGTACGTTGAGGTTTCGCATCAACGGACTCTCCGGTTCCAAACTGATCCGGGAATCTTTCCTTTACGTCAGCGTTGATACGTTTATAGTATTCATCGCTGCCCGCTGGGATACCTTCTTCAAGCAAATCCTCGTGCAGTCCCAGAGCATAAGAGGTCATGCGTCTGTTCTTGCCAAACCACGGATTTTCTTCCTGCCAAGCAAGCAGTTTTCCATCCACGGGCGCAGGTTGTGCCTGTTGTGCTGGCATTTGTACAGGAGTTTCATCCACCTGTAAAGGGGTCGGTTTGAAATTGTTAACTTTATCTGCCCTAATTTTGGCATTGGTTAACGCTTCCTGAGCTTCAATCAGCTTTTCCGAGTCGCCAGACTCGTACGCTTCCTTGTAAAGACGTTTGGCATCCTCGATTTCGTTGCCAACAACCCGCTTTGCCTGCTCCAAAAGGGCGGCTTGGTTCTGATTTACAGACCCTTTGAGACGTTGGTTTTCCTCGAAAACAGCCTGCGCGACCCGCAAAGCTTCTTCTTTTTCACGCTGAGCTGTCTCTTTTGCGCGACGTTCTTCGTGATAACCCTTGGAAAAATGCTTGATCCGCTTCTGAACGCCCTCGTCGTACTTGGCCAACTCATCGTCGGTCACTTCCTTGGGGGGCTCAGCCATTGGCTTGCGGCCACGGTCTTCTGGTGGGGTGTCATCCACCACTTCGATTTCGGTTTGATCCTCTGCTTCAGGTTCAACAACCTTACCGCCTTTGCGGGGGTTATCTACTTCTTCGTCAGGGAAAGTAAATTCGGTTTTTTCGATTTCAGCCATGATTACTCCTTAACGGGCGGTTGTAACGCCGCAATTTGGCGTTTTAAAACTGCACGTTCAGCCAATAAATCGGCAATCATTTGCAGATGCTCTTTGTGGCGAGCCTCCATAACGTTAACCAATTTTTGGAAATCATGCTCCCAAAAAGACATCTTGGCCGTGAGAAGTTTGGCGTTATACCAAACATGGTCAGTCGTAATGCCTTCGACAATTACGCCTTCTTCAATGTTTTCCATGATGATTCCTTATGGGCGCTGGATGCCGCGTGGGTCCTGTACAACTGCTTGTACAGAATCGTCGTTGATAAGACGCCACTCAGTGCCGTGGATTTTCATCCGCGTACCGGTGTTAGGACGGGTGATGATGAAGTCGCCGACTTTGCAAGACGGCCCAGACGGGAACCGCTTTTTGTCTTTGAACGCATCAGGCCCGATCTTGGCCACAAACAACACGGGGGAGAGGAGCTCCTCGTGCAGCATGGTTTGGCTGGCTTTGAGCAAGCCGCCTTCATATTCCTCTTCTGCTTGGGGGAGCATACACAGGATATGGTAAGTCGCTGGATCAGGAACCTGCTTGGCTTTTTCCTCAACGGGTTTGTTGAGAATGCCAGACAAATCTACTGCCTGCACATCGAAGTTAGTCATCGTCAGAGTCTTTCAATTTACGCACGAGGTCACCGAGTTCGTACTGAGCGAGTTGGAGACCTCGGATAGTCCCGCTCAGTTCTTTGTAGTGATCGTAGGATTTCGCTCCACCATCACACAAAACCGACCTGAAGCTCTCAATCTGAACTTCAAGTTTTTTGTTTAACACCTCAAAAAGTTTCGGGTCCATCATTCATCCTTTGGCTTCTGGTTCATCCGCGCCATCTCAGCGTGAGCTAACTTCTGGCGGTGGGCCATGTCGGCGTGTGAAAGTTTTTGCCCGTGAACTTGGCCACCATGCGCCAATTTCTGACCGTGGGCTTGTTGTTGCTGCGCCATAGCTGCTTGTTGTTGCTGCGCTGCCATCTGTTGTTGTTGCTGCGCCGCTTGCATCTCTTGCGCGTGCCGCTCTATTTGCATCTGCATCTCAATGCGGTGCTGCTCAGCTAACATAACTGGGTCAGGATTCTGACTACCCTGTGCTTGCGCTTTGAGTTCAATCTCTGCTTGGCGGAGCAACAATTCACCCTCGACCTTCTTAGCCTTGGTGTCGGCGTCTTGCTTCTTAATCTGCAACTCTTGCTGCTGCATCTGGATGATCGGGTCTTGCTGTTGCTGCTGTGCTTGTTGCTGAGCCGCTTGCGCTTTGTCCATGTTGAGCAACTGAGCCGCAGCCTGAGCTACAAGCTTAGACAACTCAACTTCAGTGTCCTCATCAAGTTCGGCATCAGGTGCTGGCAGTGTCGCGCCAAGCTGCTCTTGAATCTTGTTGCGGTACGAGAACGCAACGTGCTCAGCAACGTGGGCCATGATGGCCGCTTGCATCTGCTGCGCCATCGGATTCTGTCCGATCTGCGCCATGATGACCGGGTCTTGCATCATTGACATGTGAACTGCAATGTGAGATTCGTGGTCTTGGAAGATAAACGCTTTAGTGGGCTTGGCTGTCAAGAAACTCATGTTCTCGCTGACCGGGTCACGAGGTTTCAAGTCATCATCAGTGGGCACGAGCTTGTCAGCGTTCTTCACGCCCAACACCTCAATCATCTGGCGGTGCAACTCGGGCAAGTTGTAAATCTGCGGAGCGCCTTGGGCCAACTGAATGACCGCTTGATACTGCATGATCCGCTGCGCCATCGTCGCACTGTTCGGGTCCGACACTGGAATAACGTCCACCATGTCGTAGTCTTCGCGCTTGGCCTTGCGGTCACCAGACGCCGGATCAAAACTGTACTCGCCCGGAGTATTGTCACGAATAATGTCGCGCAGTAATTTAAACTCCTGTTTCATCGAATAGTGAATACGCGCCTGAACCGCGCTCATCGTCTTGAGTTGACGCTCAAGCAGAGCCAGTGTTGTACCCACAGGAGCGTTCGCCCCCATGTCGCTGACGTTCATATCCGCAACAGAACCTAAACGACGGCCCTCTTCGGTAATCTTATCCAACAACCCCGCCAAAACTTGACTTGGTTCTTTGTACGGCAGGGGCATGATGTTGTCGCGCACCGAACCGCTTGGTACATCCACATCTCTCCACTCGCCGGGAGTGATCGGAGTGTCGTCACCTTTGATCCGCAGACCCCGGGCTTTCAAGCCGCCGGGCAAGTTAGCCAGCGTACCAGCATCAATTAACTGACGAACCAGTGAAGTGCCAGCACGGGCATAACCCCCAATCAAATGTATCAATCCCAACCCATACGCGCCGAAGCCGGGCACGTACGTGTACTGCACGAAGTGTTGACGCTTAAGTTGGCGCTTGTCGTCTTCTTCCCAGTTACGGCGGATGGCCAACACCTTTGTCGTACCGCGCTCAACAGTGATGACGTATGGACGGGCGATGCCGTCCTCATCCTCGTAGCCCGCCAAGTCGTAGTCAACGTGTATCTCAAGAATCTGGAACCGATCATCATCAGTCAGTGAGTAGCCCTGATCCTCGGCTTTCTTCTTCTCCACATCAGTGTGAATAGTCTGCGGATCACCCAACTCCACGTCGCGGTAGAACCCAGCCACCTGCAACTTCAGAACCTCGTTCTTGGTCTTACGCATGATGTGCGTAAGACGCTCGGATGTGTTCGCGCTGGACGCGCCGTACGGAATGATGATGTCTTCAGCAGGGATGAACATCGCCACCTGACGATCAAGCGACGGATCAAAGTACACCTTCTTGAACGCGCTGCCCGCCAGACCCAAGTTGTACAACATGCGCTCATGTTCAGGGCGATACTCCTGCATCACCTCGGTGAGCTGATAGTTCATGTCATCACGAACGCGCTCCGCTGCTTCTTCTTTAAGTCTGTCAATCGCTCCAATAATCTCAGTTTTGACGGGACCCGCAGCCGGGAAAGTCTCAATAATAGTCTCGCTCTGGAATTTAACGGCAGCTTCTGTGAGGACTGTAGAGTAGACACCACACGCCCCCAGCCACGGTTCGGTACGCTCTTCATACTTCATCCCCAGAACATCAAGACCCTTGACGTACATCTCAACCCAGTCCTTGCGACTGTTGATGTCCGCATCCACCATCTCCAGCAAGTCACCCGCAACCTTCTGAAGTTCGCCCTCGTCCATCTCTTCGGCCAAGTTGGCGTTGAAATCTTCCTCTTCTTCCTTGGGCATCAAGTCAATGACCATGCCGTCAAGCCCGATCTGCACGCCCTCTGGATTCTCGATGGCAATCTCAATGCCCGGACCATCTGCGATGTCCTCTGGTTGTGCCAGTGAGTCCAAGCCCAGCGGAGCTTGCGACAGTGAGGGGAACATATTTGTTGCCATATCAATCCTTAGTAGAACGCAGCTTTCTTGCTGCGGAAATATCTGATCTCTTCTGGCTCGTCCGACGGCAGTCGAAGGAACCCGCCTTGGCGGAACCGCATCAGTGCAAGCGTCATCGAGTCAACCAAGTCATCGTGTTCGCCCGACGGGAACGAACCTACTTCGTCAACCAATTCTTCAGCCCACTGCGTGCGCGGTAACCACACTTTCCCAGACGCAATTATGTCTGAGACCGAGTTCAAGCGGGCAATTT